TTGATCACTTTCGTTTCAACGTGCAAGTCTGGTAGGTCATAGCCTTCGTCGCTGTGTCCAAGGTCAGAGGGCTTTGATACGCAGCAAGCCCATGATGAGACCCACTCCCAGAAGTCCTCTACAGCATGGCCTTTGAGTCTCCAATCGCCAGTATTAGCAGAGTCATGAACAAACCAGCGCGTTAGCATTTCCTGAGTGTTCATAATTCCCAGAAATTCAGCGTGGTTCCCGATCTCTGTATAGTCGTTTGGCGCTGGTGTCGCAGTGCAAGCTAGCCTGTAAGGAGTATCCGCGAACATCTCAATGATTCTGTTCTTGGTCTTTGAATTCTGGCCTTTCAGGATTGAACTTTCATCGAGAACAACGCACTCAAATTCGCTAGAATCGAATAGATGGATTCGGTCATAGTTCGTGATCGTGATTTGATCTTTCGCAATTCCATCATTTGAGAACGTGATAGGCACTCCTAGCAATTCGTGGCCTTCTCTGATCGTTTGGTGACAGACTCCCAAGGGAGCGACAATGAGAGTCTTTCCCTTGATGTGTCTTGCAAAGTCAACTTGTAGGAATGTCTTCCCTAGTCCGGTGTCAAGAAAGGCAGCTCCTCGCCCTATTTCTAGGAGCCTCACAAGACAATCAGCTTGATGGGGTTTTGCTCTTTCGTGAGGGATAGCCTTGATCGGCTTTGCTTTTGGCGTTTCCTTGTTTTTCTTACTAACTAGGAACTTGCGATAGGTTGCGTTCATTAAAACAGTTCCCCTTTCTCGCTTTCGGCCATCTCTAGATTCTGGCAAGCTTGGCTGAAGTATTCAGGCTTCAATTCAGTCCCGACAAACTTTCGGCCTTTCTTGATCGACATGAAGCCTTCGCTCCCGATCCCTGTAAATGGAGAAAACACTGTATCTTGTGGGTTGCTCCACATGACCAGACAACGCTCGATGAAGTCTAGCTGTAATGGGCATATGTGTCGCTCATCCTTCTCAGCACGGGCGTTTCTACCGTTCAATACGTTGGTTTGCCTAATGTCCATCCATACCGGGGACGCCCATTCCTGCCATTGATCGACTGGAAACTCTTCCGCTGTATGTTCTACGGGATTCTCATTCTCGCCAGGTTTCACGAAGACTAGAAGGTAATCAGGGTTCCCCATCCTTGAGCGGGTAGAATCCTTCTTGATAGTCTTGTGAAGTAGACCGTGAGCCTTTGTCCGTTGCATTTCAACAACTGGATCTTTCCAAACTGTTACGCGACAATGAAACACCCATCCGGCCTCGATATGCTCTCGAATGATCTCGCCGGAGAAGTCTCTTCTCCCAATGTATCCATGCATGGCCTTAGATGTTGGCAAGTCCATACAATGCACGCAGGACAATCGGCCTGGTTTGGTGACCCTGAATTTCTCCTTAATGAGAAATCGATACTGATCAAAGAATTCCGCATCGTTAGCGCAATTCCCCATATCTGCCACTGAATCCCCGTAGATATAGAGGTTTGCAAATGGTGGTGAATACACGGAAAAATCAATTGATTCATCCGGTAGATTGCTGGCGAAGTCTACGCAATCAGCATTGTAGATACTCCATCCTTCTCCGTGTTTTTCGTCAATTACTTTTGTTTTGTTCATTTGTTTTTTTGTTTTGTTTCTTGGGTAAAAAAGAAGCCCCTACGATGACTTGAGAAAATCGTAGAGGCTTCAATTTGGTTATTCCTAACACTAATGAAAAGTCTGCGTCCGTTGGGTCTCAAGTCGTCGAACTGGAGCCACAATATCCAGATTGCTTTTCATGGCAAGGGGTTTCTTCACTTTTTTTAATCTTCCAGCAAATAGACCTGAATTCTCATTCCAATTCGATCACTGGATACCGCGTATTGCTTGACGTTTAGTGACTCCGTGATCTGTGAGTCATCGTGCCAGACTCCAATTCCTGACTTATGGGATAGCGTGTCATAAACAGCCTTTTCTAGATTGTCCATGTCTGGTTTCTTGGTGTGGAATTTAGGAGCTGAGGGTTTCAGTATGCCAGCATTCTTGCCAGTGCCAAAGTCAGCCTTGGGCCTTGGCATGTTGAACGTGCAACGAACCTCTAATGGCCCTGTGATGCGCTTCCCGCGATGGTCCTTTAATTGCGCAGCGATGAGCGCTTTCCAGCCGTTGGCAGTGCCAGGGTCATACACTCTAGCCTTCCCTCCAAATGCCGTAGCGCGTCCCCTTGGCTGAGCCTTTGGAACTCCGTGAACAAACTCATTTACTATCAGTTTCATTTTCTTTCTTGTTTAGTGATTTCCAAGGCAGTCCATTAGTCTCCAGCCAATCAGCGACACACTCGATACCGCCGATATTGACTAGGACTTGGCCGTTGTGGTCGCAATCTTCCAATGTTGGCTTCCTATCTCTAATAAAGTCACTCATGGCTTTTGATCCCGTGGAGTTTACATTCAGCATTGATCCAGAACAAAGGTTTTCTCTGGTTACAATACCGGCCAGATCCTTTGCCGTGATTGTTGTCTGATTTGGGGCATTTGCAGCCCATGGTGACAGCTAGCTTGCTGCCTGGGCTTGGTTTGTCGTCGTTCATTGGTTCATCTCCCTCTGTTCAAGTTGCTCCGTTTCATTCATTTCTTGGTAAGGCATCAGCTTGACATCATCAGCTCTCTTCAAATAGCGACTCTGAATGCCCTTGTGAGCGCATCTCATGAACCTCTTCATCGCTTGACCTACTGCCCGAGTCCCAAGCATTAGCGCGTCCTCATCGAGCATTACGACTCTAACCTCTAACGTGTGAACGCATTGGAAGATGAATCCGAAATCCTCACAGACTCGAAAAGAGAACTTGTTGACCATCGTTTTATAAAAACCAGCTTGCCAGTGGTATTTGAAGTTGCCAATGGCCTTTCGAATCGACTCGTCATCTAGTCCGGTTGAGATCGTCTTGTAGTCAAAAATCGTCTCTGGATATTTCCCATCCTCGCTCGGCAGAATATCAAGCAAGCACTTAGTCGGAATCCCGCCATATTCACCTACAATCCCGACTTGAAACGCAGCTCCGTCTAGAATATCTGCCGCGATTGGATGGTTTCTGACTTCATCAGCCGCCTTTTCTGCGTTGTTCCGCTCGTCTTGGGCATTCTCAAGCGCTTCTAAATGGTCAGCTTGTTCTTTGTCGTATTCCTTTTGAGTCAATACGCGATTCCCAGCGTCCACTTGTGTCTGCTTCCACTCTTTCGCTGCCTTGGTTCTCAGACTATCAAATGGAAGGATCACACAAGGCGTTAAAGGCTCAGGCCACGCTATCAGCGAGTCTAGCGCACCTGGGTCAGTTAGTGCAGCATCAAACAAGCTCCCCTTCCTCATGGCGTCTGTCTGCTTCCTTTCTGGACTTTTAAGCCAAGCGTAGGGATTGACATCGAAGTCCTTGAGTAGTGAGCATGAAATCGGGCCTTCAATCAGGTTTTCTTTATCGATTTTCCAAGCGTGATAATCACCCATTCCTAGCCCTGAATGGACTCCTTCTTTTATTTTTGTGTCGTTGTTCATGATTTTACCAGGCGTTAGGCATTTTTCCAGTAGCGGGATCGATATTCAAGACTCGCACGCACGGTCCTTTTTGACCGCCAAGATCTGGCCTTCTGTCTTGCTCTAAGCCAAGCGCAATCTTCTTCCCGTGCCATCCTTTGCCAATTGTGCCGTGATGGGTAATAAGGCGTTTAATGTTGGTTTTCGCCAGCTTGAGAGGCTTGTCGCTTTTCTGGAAATATAGAAGGTAGACATCTTTATCAGTTGTCCCGTTCTCGTATTTCAGAACCTCAAGAAACTCAACTCGATCAATCGTGGGCGTGATGTAGTCCTTCTCTGTCTTGTCTATGGCTCCTTGTAGAACGATGGCGTTTAGGAACCTTGAATCAAGCGCTTTGCTCATGTCGCCTTCACAAGCCTCCCCTTTTGGTATTGGATTGCTCATTCTGTCTCCTTTCCGGTTGCTTTGGCGATTGCTGCTTTCACCATGTCCATGTCCACGCTATCAATACATGGTCCGTCTGGATACGATGACGCCACGGGCAATCTCGACACCTCAATCAAAGCATCCAGTAGTTCAGAATGTTCTCTTTCGAGCTTCTCAGAAGCTGCCAGCATCGCAGAAACCCGTTCATGATTGTCTCCATCTGCTGAGAGGTAAGCCGAATCTGTCCTTGGAGTGCTCATTTCGATCCTCCCATCTGTTCAGATTTCCAGCAAGGAACCTCACTTACCGTGGCCCAGTTCATGAGCGCCTCCTCACGGGTCCGGCCTTCTCCTTTTGTTCCTGAGTTACCGACTACGGCTACCCATCCGTCTGGGAACTGGTAGGTGTCGATCTTGTGTTTACGTCTCCAAGCCTCCATAGGGCTGGGCATGTCTTCTGTTCCGAATAGTTCATTCATTTTTTTACTTGGTTTGGTTTTTATTGAAATTCAAAATACTCATTAAGCTTGATCAGCCCCCACACAATCAGGGGATATGCGAGCCAGAGTAGGGTGTTGAATTTTTCAATAGTGTTCTTGTTCATTCTAAATTGCCGTTTCTAGGCACCATGAAACCCGCTCGCCGGTTAAGACTAAGCGGGTGATTTCATCTATAGATAAGGCCAATGTTTTATCACCCCCCATCATTGAGCTTTCCATTTGGGAGTTGAATCTCATAAATGAGAATTTCGAAACCTGCATCATTAGCCCATCCTACAGATTCAAGGGCTCCTTTTTTGGTCTTCGTTGGATAGCTTCCAGACCATTCAGAATCGTTTATCGATCTGTAAAAACAACAGAATAAGGACTGGGTAAGCTGGAATGATTGTTTAGCTACAAGCTTTCCTTGGAATGGCGAGCTTGGAATGTCTTCCTCTTTCATTAGTTAAAAAGCTTAACGCCCTTTGATGTTGGAATATATTGCCTGTCTCCATCCATCCACCTAGTAACAAGGCCATTCTCGATCAGGGTGAAAAGCTGCGGAGAATGCTCACATTTAAGCGCCCATTCATCTGGATACATATCGCCCTCAGTTCCGGCGACATAAGCCCACCGTTTAGTGATATTGATAAAGAGTTTCGCTGCTGAGTATGAAATTTTTGTTTTCATGATGTTAAAATGCCATCTAGGCACTCCAAAGCCCTCTGGCCGGTCAAGGCTCAGAGGGCGATTGCTAGGGATTATCCCCTATTCTGTCAGTTCCAAAAAAGCTTCCGTGGTCGTTACAACCATATCCCTTCCATGTTTCCCAATGATGTAAGTTGCTCCAAATACAAAAAAGGATGAAAGGATCAAAGCGGCTGCTGTTCTCATGTCGAAAGGAAATCACAGACTAAAACCCTTGTCCACTCCTTTTCATTATTTTTTATTTTTCCTCATTTGGTTGTTGACGGTTTCTTTGTTTTAGGCAATCGTCCTTTCGTGAGCAGAATTGAAAAAACAGGATGGGGCTTGGACAAGTTCGGGCCAGGACCAGAATCAGAAGACAACTCTACGGAGTGCCAGCGCTGCCATGAGGATGACCTAGAGCTAGAGGAATACAAAGGAAGCCAACTTTGCCAAATTTGCTTAGAAGACGAGATGGAGGCTGATGGCGTTGAGCCTGTATTCTCAGCGATGGGAATGGATGAGCCTGTGTTTCCATCTATTTAGAACGCATGAGGACAGGCATGGAGCGGAGCGACATTGCTCTACTCCGACTTGTTCTCTCAACCAAATTAACACTATGAACGAAGACGAAACATTCCGAATCTGCCACTCACTTGGATTTAATATGGTGGCCACAGCATTTAGCTTTCACAAATACCGCTTGAAGTGGCTGAAAGAAAACAAGCCTGAGCTTTTTCAGGAGAACACCCCAGAACAGGCGCGCCCTTAGGCGTCGCCTGCTTCGGCTTGTTCTCCTTCTTAATTTTACGACTATGAAACAATTTTGCGCAGATGATGTAACAGACAGCATGCCACTTTTCCGAAGTGGACGAGGCGGTGCAATTCCGACCTCTGCGCTCCAACTTAAAATCAGGCGGTGCAATGTGCATCAAGCTTGCGAACTGAATGCCTTGTGGCACTCAAGATTCCCGAAAATCGACTGGTCAAACGTGGTCAGGAATAAAGACTCTGCCTGCTATGTGGCAGAGTATGACGACATAGCCTATGCTGTGGCAATCTGGTCTAGTCCAATCGCAGCGAATCGCCTAGCTGAAGGCAAGACTGCACTGGAACTTCGCAGGATGGCAATCTGTGACGACGCACCGCCCAACTCTGCGAGCAGGATGATCGGAATCATGCGAAGAATGATCGTGAAGGAAATGCCCCATCTAACGCTGCTTGTATCTTATCAGGATACAGATGTGCATGCGGGAACAATCTACAAGGCGAGCGGGTGGAAAGCCGCAGCGCAAAACAAAGGAACATCCTGGACAAATGAAAACAGACAACGAAACAAAGAGCAAAGCCTCGCTGATAAAGTGCGATGGGAATACCGGATTAAGAAGGCGACCACCACAGACGACAGTGGAGTATCTGGAAGAACATCAACCCGACTTCGAGACGGCAACGATGGCACTTCTGAAGATGATTCGGGAGGACAAACCGAAATCGGATTTGATGGAGATGGTGGACTACATCTCGGAATTTTGGCAGGAAACCGATCCGGTAGCAATGGGATGGGTGGGAGCAGACGGACTTCCGTAATTTCTCAGGAGAACGATCAATGTCCAGACGCACAGCCATGACCACGGAAAGCCGAGATCAAAGAGAGGGGAAACCCGAACCGAATAGCGCCGGATCAACTGGCGGCGGGGCTGTGTTGTCTGCGACACCTTGTTCGGCATGTTCGATTTGTGACAGCGAAGACTGTCAATGCCCAGAAAACGCGGAATACCATTGTCCTACCTGCTACCATTTAACCGCCCCAGACGGATACTGCGGGCATTGCGTAGCATTCGGAGACGGGAACCCTTATCAGCCGAACAGCCAAGATCAGGAGCGGCTTTAGCCGTCTCCCTGCATCGACCTGTTCGAAATTTTTTACAATGAAACATCAAAACAACATTACAAAGGAATTCATCGAGTGGATGGATTTCAACGGGCACAGCGTGGAGTTCCTCGCTAAAAAAACGTCTCTATCGAAAGGCACGATCTACAACTACAGGAGCCAAGGGATTCCTGATAAAGTTGAAATAAAAATCAGGGGAATCATGAATAGGGTCGGGGGTAACTCAAAAGATCTGGAGTGATGAGGAACCAAGAGAAAATGAGACTATTTCAGAGGATTGTAAACGCTGGAACTTTTCTAGCGCTTCTGATCCCAGTTTACTTGGGCGGCTATTACCTCCTCAGCAAGATTTTCAACATTTAGAAAAACCAATGAACACAAAAGACAAACAAGACTTCAATCGTGCCAGGTTGGCCATATTCAAGCTAATGAGAGACGGGAGATCTCACAAGGCAACAACCATAATCAAGGCTTCGGGCCAGCGTGAAGGGCTTAGGAGGCTCAGGGAACTACGCCAGCGCGATGACGTGGAGGAAATTAAATGCTTTCGCAATGGGGAATCTAGGGATTACCTCTACAAAATGATTTTAAAATAAGCGATCTGACAGATTTCGGATAGTGATCGGCTTGCCGGTCAATGTCTGGATAATGTTGGGGCGCGTAAAAGTCCGGTCTATCTCCGGTCATTGTCCAGACTCGGGCAAAATCTTGGTATCAAGATCAATCTGAACTTGGCCAGAGTTTGACCTGGCAGGAGCTGGGGAAAGCCTCCCTTGCTCCTCATAGCGCTGGATTGTCCGGTAGCCCTTCCCTGACAGCTTGGCAAATTCTTCCCTTGTGTAGTATCCCCTCCCCTCTGCTCGTGAGTTTATATCAGCTCGCTCAGATCCCACGTTGGTGATGATCTCAGGGGCTACCGTGTTTTTGTTAAGCGTGGGGTGATGACGGTCCCACATTGTGACCATGAAAGTTGCCATAACGATGGCGGTCCCAAGGCAAATAAATCTGTCAGTAACCCGACCACGCCTTATTTCGTCTAACAGTTTCTTTTCTTCATCCGTCATGCCGCGTTAATTTACGGCTATATAAGCACAAATAACACCGAAAAAGATATAATGGCGAATTATACCACTTTTGTGATTATAACCAATGGAGCGAGATGTCAGCAACCAAGACAATCGAGATCAGAGAGAGAAGGAAGTTTCTGAACCTGATTCCCCGTTTAATAGCATCAAGGGATTCTACAATACTTTCATCCTGAACATCTTCCAGATTAGTCTCATAGATTCTGAGGTCAGTCCCGACCTTCTCGCGGATTATGGCTAGATTGTAGTCTATGGCTCTTAATGCTTCATTTCTCATGGCGATCAGGGTGTTGACATTGGAATTTCTCTTGGTTTTCTTTAAAGAATGAGGAGAGAGCCTCGTTTTTCTCCAAATAGATCCTGGAAGCTGTTGCAACTTCAAGAATCCTTTCTGCCAATTCTGAATTAGATTTCCGCGCTTCTTTGAGATCTGATTTGTAGATCTTAACCTCTCCGATTAAATGTCTAATCCACCATCCCATGATTGTCAACGCGGTTAATCCGCCAACGAATCTTGTCGGGTCTGTTACGTCCATGGCTTTTGTAATATTGTGTATTTAATGTGGCTTGTAAAGAGTCGTTTATTCACTGTCTGGCCATTGTCCGGCCTTTGGCTGGTCACTTTAAAGCCATTGTCTAAACAGCTTTGTGAGTTCTTCGAATGAAGAATTTAAAATCCCAAAAACTGATATTATCCCCCGTGGGTGTTGTGTTTAGGTAGATATCGCAACCGTTGGAAATGAAGGTAGATCCGGTGAAATAGGAGACCATTACAGTTTCATCAGTTGACGTTCCGGATCCTTTCGCTTCTGTGATCAAGGAAGTAGAAAAGACTCCAATAGCCCCGCCGATATCAAATTCAAGATCGGCATAGGCTACGCTTGCTCCATTGTTACACGTAAATTCTATTCGGATATCATAGGAATCGCCGTCACTCTCTCCAATCAGCTTATTGGTTGAAGTGTTCCAAGGATCTGGAGCGCCCGAAGGCCATTGACTTGTGATGTTGGAAGTGACTCCATCATTTGTGACCTTTACTCTAGCGTTGTTCACGACTAATGGACTGCCGCTTGTATAGGTCGAGTCTTCGTAGTTGGCCCATCCGGTAGCTTGTGAGCTAACGCTAACAGTCGCGCTTGTCTGTGTAGCTCCTTCGAATTTGGCGTTGTCGTTGTTTGGGATGTTTCCCAGATCAACCAGATTGCTGACTGGGATTTTCATGTAGTCCCCGCCATCGACAACAGCGCCGGTCGTCTGCCATTGGTGGCCGTATCCATCTGATAGGCTGGCAACGACAGAAAACCTAGATCCTGTTGGCATTGCCAGAATATCAGCTTCGGTATCTTGTCCCATGAGATCGTAACGGGAGAGATAGATGAACGTCGATGTTCCTTGGCTGTTCTGGTTGTATTTGAATACTCCAGTTCCTGGGTCACTATCAGTCTGGCTGTTGGCGTTCATCGTCCAAAGTCCCGCGCCAGTCTTGATCTCAAAAGGGAGGTTTTTCCCTTGGATTTTAACTTGGTTTCCCGTGTCATTCATCTGGCCATTCATCCAGATTTCATCTGCCGTTGGCTCCAGTTCCTCTCCAAATTGATCTTGCGTTTTAATTGCCATATTTTCTAGGGGTTTGATTTAGATTGAAAATTCGTCACCGCCACCGACTCCGAACGAGTCCCCGCTACCTACGCCAAATACGTTAATGATTTCTTGTTCGTCTGAAATGTTGGTTTCATCTCCCCAAACGTCAACCGCTGAAACTCTCCAGTAAAGAGCGACAAAACCGCTGCCGGTATCGGTTTGGATGTAATCAACTGTATTGCTGGTGCCATTGTGAATGATGTCTCCTGGCGCTGGCGTGAATCCTTGGGTGTCTGAAAGCCAGACTGTATAGCGGGAGAGATCTGTTTCAACTGAGGCTGTCCAGCTGATCCGGTGCGTTCTCGTTGTCGATGTCTCTGATACGATGAAGGAGGACATTCCCACCGTAGCGGCTGGGGTTGGATTGGAAGCCAGAATTGAAGCTGTATTAGCTCCTAAGCCTATCGAGTTCTTAGCAGTGACTTCAAAGGTGATATCCCTATCAACGCCACTGACAGCCGATAGGGCTTCATTGGTGACGGTATATTCCAAAGCTGATACCTCGGCAGTGATCCTAGTGATTGCGTTAGTGATTACTTTCACCTCGTAAGTTGTCGCGCCAATCGCTGCGGCCCATGTCACCCTTGCCGAAGAACCAACAAAAGAGGGGTCTACTTGTAGGTTGATAACGTCTCCAGGGATCTCAGTGGGAACACCTACCAGACCGGACCAAGTATCCCACGGTCCCACGTTCAAATTCACGGCGGCAACCCTTACATATAGGAATGACTCCGCAACTGAGATAGTCAGGCTCGTGCCTGTAGTGTTTCCTCTCGCGTCCCAAGTCACATTGTCCGGTGAGCTTTCAACAATGTAATAAGTCGCGCCAATGGCGGGATTCCAAGCCACTAGGGACAGGTTGACGTTCCCAAGGATTGGAGTGACGTTGACACCGTCAACTACGGGAGCGTCTGGAATAGTAGGAGGGACAGGAACGTCTCCGATTGCTGGAGCTGTGCCAAAGTCAGCAAACCTTCCTTGATCGTCAACGATGGCGCTGATTCCTACCGTGTCAGATCCTTGAGGAGTTAGTTTGTTAATACGGCAGGTTTTCCCAACGATGGAGGAAACGCCAAAAATGTAATAGGGAGGCTCGTTCTGGTAGTCGAAAAAGAATTGATCTGTAGGAAGCGGAACAACTGAAACAACCTCTCTTTCGTTGCTTCCTTCCGTCACTTCGTAAGGCCCAAGGTCTTGATTGTATTTTCCTCTTAGAGCTATCTGATGCGTTTCCCCATCAGTGAATGACACAGGCTCAGAAAGGCTGATTGTGTTGCCTGTAATGCCCTTTACTAGCCCACTATCTCCCCAACGTGGAATGTCAGAGCCAATCCTCACGATGTCGCCATAGGTGGATATATGGCCCTCTAATCCGGTGGAAAATTCGACGACTTCGCGCTCGTTAAACTCTTTGAACCATAGATACGATCCCAGCTCGAAAGCCTTTTGGCGATCCGTTACCCCTTGAATCTTGATCTTCTTGGGATTGTATCCCTCTTGACCTGGAAGGAGACAAAGAACGGTTTCAGGCTTCCAAGTTGTTGAATCAGTGTATTCAACCTCTGCCCCGTCATGGTCGGTTATATTGAAAAGCTTTTGTTCAAGCTTAAATGATCCCTCAAGCGTGTTCTCTGGGTTGAAGAAAGCAGAAGGAAGGCTAGCTGGCTGGTCCCTTGTGAATGAAACCTGAGAGCCTTTTAGGATTGGAGTTGATTTGTTGACAAAACAAGGGAGCTTGATGTTTTCCCATACCGTTGATGATTGGTCATAGATCCAGTCAAAATAGATTTCCTCTGACTCTGCTATGGACGCCTCAGAAATGAAGTAATCGAGGTCCAAGAACTCATCGTCAAAATTCCCACCGTAGGGAGCGCGTAGGATATTGACCATTGCCCAGATAGGCGATCGGGTAGCCGTCCTTGATTGGTAGTCATCGAATGCTGGTAAAACTCCCTCGCCGTCTGGAACAGGAATCATTCTAGTGGCTTCGACGTTGATTTTATTGCTCGATTGGTTGTTGAGGGTGTTGGATGCCCTAGCCTTAACGGCCAACATCGTCACGTCTCCAAAGTCTTCAGTGTTTGGGAAGAATGTACGCAATCCGTTCCAGTAGGTATCATTCTTTCCTGAACTTGATTTATCGCTCGTCCTGATGCCTCTGACCTCATAGCGACCAGCCGGGACTTCCTTTGACAGTGTGAAACGTAATGGCGTCACCGTGGATGCTTGGTGCGTAAAATCGTCAAATGGAAGCCATGTCACATCCCCAACTTCCCGATATTCGAAATCAACCGCAATCGTGGTTAGGTTTAGTTTTCCATCGCCCCCTCCAATCCCGTAAACACCCAACGGGCAAACGATATCAACCTCTAATCTAGTAGCCTCTGATCCAGCGCTGTTAGCTGTGAATGGCCCAATGTAGCCAACTTCTGGTTCGTTGTCCGCTGGCATATAAATGCCGCTTCCAGATACCTCCGTCGATGTTTCTACGTTGTTAGGAAAGAGATTGATGATTTCGCCTGGTAGAGCAATCTCATACTCGATATCAGAGAAGTCACTAAAGGGGGTGTCCTCGATGAATAGGCCGGTCACATCCCATGAACCATGACCAAGACAAAATAAGTTTAGCTGGATTTGATCGTTTCCAACGTATTGATTGTATGGCATTGCTCCATACGATGGCCAGAGGCGAGGGCTTCCGTAGCCGTCCTCGATCACCTTCCCTAGCCTGTTCTGATTTTTCTGTCCGGTTAGGTCGAAAACAGGATCAGCTTCCGGCTGGTCTGCTACGTCTGGAGGTGTCAGCGTTAGCGATACGAAGATGGAAACAACAGAAATCAGAGCGGAGAGAATAAAGAAAGCTGTGGCTCCAACGTGAGGAACAAACCAAACTGAATCGTTGTCGTTCATCACTATAAAATCCCATTCTTCCCTTAGTGGGTAGAACCGCTTACCATCCAAAAACGCAATGCAAAGCCATGTATCCTCTCGATACCTTCCCGCGATGCTTCCCAGCGTAGCCCCTGACTCATAGGCTTGGCGCTCTACTCCATCAGTGGGGCTGATTGGGTTTGTTACTTCAAAGACGTGAAACATGAGAGAAAAACCTTACTTGATTGAATCCAATCGTTTTTAGTTGTTGGATTGAGTGAGCGACGACGCGTGAACCGTCTACGGCATGAATACATATTCCGCTATCAATTTCAAGGTAGATCCCAACATGATGAAGGAATCGACCTTTCGCCATTGCGACTACATCGCCGGAAACAGGCAAGTCAATCTCTCGCCATTCTCCAGACCTCTCCTGCTTATTTACGGCCTTAGCGCACTCCTTGTGGTTGGATAGGTCAAGATTCCCCCTAGTCAATTCAACGCCCATCAGTGAGCGATAACAGGAGATCACCAAGCCAAAGCAATCGAATGAATCAGGGCCATTAGAACCAACCTCATAAGGCAAGCCTATGACCTCTTTAACCCAAGGCAGGAAAGCGATTTCTTGTGTATTTTTCACCAGGATGAGCTTGGTTAACGGGGTCTCCAAAAGTCGCCTTCCCAACAACCTCGAAAGCGTTGATTTGAACGCTTGTTAGGTAGAGAGTCAGTGGAGGATTAACGAGTTGATTTGTGGGGTCTGTCGAGAGGTATTGTCTGCGCTTCATCTGAACAGGAGAGGGGTCAGACTTCACGCTTTCCAAGAAATCAGAAACCCTCCTATCGATGTTGTCAATTGATACGCTGTAATCCTGGATTCCGTTGTCTCCCGTGGCTGGCACTTGGTCCCGAAAAGGCACAGGCTCAAAGGTTTTAACCAGTCCTCCTTCAATCGTAAGATCCCATTCCCTGTGATCCTTTACCATGTAAAGAGACTCGACCAATGAAGGATGTGAAATCTCCAACGTATCGAGGACAACTCTATCATTTGGAGCCAGCGCGTAGACTTCTTTTAGAGCCTCATCTATGGAGTCGTTAGGCATTCTATGGCGTTATTTTTAAATGATGTTTCCCAAGTCCAGCCACACAATAGATTGAATCTTCATTGCTGGCTCCATAGGTGAAGCCAGGGTTTCCAAGTCCTTCCATGAGACCGCTGATATTGTGAGACTTGATCTCAAAAGTAACGGGATTAATCCAAAAGACAAAGGGAAGGCCATTGACTACGCTCCAGATATTTCCGTCTGGTCCTTCTACAGACGAGAATGAGCGCGTTCCCTTTCCGGCTGCCACTTCGTAAGGAAGCGGGATCTCGATAAACCTTTCAGGCTTTGATAGGTAGACGCATATGGTTTTCGCCCGTCTTGGGAAAAAGAATACGTCTCCTGTTTTACTTGATGTGGTTGCGCCGGAATATTTCGCCCAGTAGTCATCCTCCTGTGAGTGGACTCTAGAGCCTTCCTCCGGTATGTTCCCACCTCCGTTCAGCTCCTCATTGCTTTGGGTGACCTCTCCAGTTGAGTGGTCGATAATGAGTCCTCTATCGCCTCCAAATGGAGCTGAAACCAGCTTCCCATTCCCAGCTTTAGCAAGCCCCCATACACCATCTAGTATGCCGTTGCCGTTGATGCTCTGCCAATCTGTGATTTTCGAATAAAGAGCGCCTGTCCGGTCTGGTGTGAATGACAAAGCAGAAAGCCAAGTGTCTGTTTTGGTATCTACTCGAAAGATTCTCCCGACTTTATGACCACTGAACTCTGAGAAGTGGAGAATTCCTTCATCATCCAAGGCTAGACCCCTCGCTTGTATCGCTCTCCCTATCAACTTGCTTTCGTTTGTCTTGGGATCGAAAACTAGAACTCCTGGCCCTTTGTGTGGACTAAACCACATGCGGCCATCTGGAGCCTGTAAGCCATCCACGTAGCTTTGACTCCCTCTTAGAAAGACTTCCTTTCGGTAGCTTGATTTACCGCTTTCAGGATCAAAAGTGATCATCTCATCACAGTTGTATCCTGCGCCATGCATCAGCCCCGTTTCACGGTCCCGAACAAAAGACCGGTGCTTGTATGCGTTCGGGTCTCCTTTCGCTCCCGTCACCAGTTCAAAGGTTGGTTCTTTGGGGATTGCCTGTGCTTCCTTTAGGACAAATTCATCCCTTGATCCATCCCCGTATTCATGGGTTATGGACGTGATCCTCCCTTCGTTCTTGTTCATTGTATTTAATACTTCTTATCTGAAGAGTTCCAAGTTGCTTCTGAGTAGCCGATAACGATGTCGTCAGTTGCTACGCCAGTAAGTCCCACTCCGAAATAGGAACCTCCTGCCACCCAGCCAACTGCCAGCGTTTCAATGTAGTCAACGAAGGTTGTCGAACCGTGAGTGTATTTTATGGAGAGGTCGTATCTATTTGTGAGGGTGTAGATGCAGTCCACTTCGATGTGGAAACCTTCATCGCTAGCAGTCGTAGCTGGGAGGACGATTTGATCTGCATTGTTCAGCATGAAGCTGATCGTCTTGCTGTTGCCGTTTGCTGCAAACCGACCACGAACTGAAAACCTAATCCTCTCTCCATTCTCCTGACAGATCCTTGGGCGCAATGTGTAGAGCGTGGCGTTCTCCTTGGTTGCGCCTGTGTTGTTACGCTTGGAGATGTCGGTGGCGAGATGCTCCATCAGATGTGATGGGACCATGTTCTCCCGATAGCTGTCACCCGTCCCACGCTGCTTCAGTGTTCTTAGAACACGGTCAGGGTTTTCCAGATTCTCTGGAGTCACATAAATGCTTGCGCCCCTATTAGTGATGCCATTTGTAGGGTTGTTGACCGTGTTGATGATGTAATCCCGTTCCCGCTGAAGCTCTGGTCCGCCTACTGGGTTTTCCGTAATGATCACCCCGCCTGACGCAGTGGGTTGATCGTAACGAGTAAGCGGCAAGCTAATTGATTGGCTATCATTAAAGACAACACCGGAACCATAGGCAGTCCCATACATAGTGATTTGTTCAAGCCATTCATTATTTGGAATAGTCCACCATCCCTCCAAAAACAGCAGCGGGACAGAAACGCCGTTGTTCTCGATCCTGACGATAGTTTTATTATCCCAGTCGATTCCATCAGGTCCGATATTGGCAGCTGCTCGGTTGCATTTCAGAATCATCCTGTTGGTGCTTCCTGCTGTCAGCAGGATAGCCTCATCGCCTCCGAGCCTTCGCCAATCGGTAGCTGTTGTCCCGTCTCCGGTTTTGAGTCGATAGTAATTCTCGCCCCCGCTATTCGATGTCTCGTCTGCTGTCACCTTATACCAGTTGCCCACAGTTGGAGCGGGGTTTAACGTGCCGTCTGTAAGCTTTGAGAATGTTGCTACAGTGCCATCGTTAAGCGCATCATTTCGAGGAGGTTCACACATGCCCTCCATATTAGTTGACTCAACTATCAGGTTTCCGGCTGACTGATCGATCAAGCGTTCAGCTGCTGAGATGATTCCTCCGTAAATCTGTTGATTCAGTCCAGGTCCAGGATTGCTAGCTCCCGCGATAGCTGTTCGGTTTCGGATAACGGTAGCTTCCAACGATATCACATAACGGTCTCCGATGGTTCCCCATCCTTGAAACAGGCAGTTAATGAAGCAGAACTGATCAACTCCAGCTAAATCAACTTGGAGGTTGCATCCCATGATTGCCGAATTCTCCATGTATAGGAGTGGCTGCTGGTGTGCAAAGAATCCGCGAGAGAACGAGTGGACGTGGACCCTGTTCAGAATGAAGTGAGTTCCAATCAGAGTAGTTTCATTAGCTGGGTCTTGGGCGTAGATCCCTGTCGTTGCGAAAACACTACTATCAACCACACCAGCGGGAAAGATCTCATCCCCTTGTCCATAAATAGTGAGGTCTCTAATAATTACGTCTCTAACCGCTTGAGTCCCTCCAGGCATCTCTACCTCTATTCCGTTGCCTGATGCAAAGTCACAAAAGATTTCAGTGAGAACAGGACCAGCCCCAAAAATTCCCTGGCCAATATATTTCAATTTCAGAGCTGAAGTAGTCCTAAAAACACCCTGCGGGATAAATACTGGTCTGGCCGTATCAATAGCCGCTTGAATAGCTGCTGTGTCATCTGCCGCGCCATCTCCTATTGCGCCGTAATTCCTAACGTCAACATGATCATTAAATCCCAAGTTGGCAATCTGACGCGCTGTAGCGTTTCCGGCTGGGTCAAGTGTCGCAACCAACGTGTCTGATGTTGGTGTGATTGGGGTGTCTAATGAGGTGGCCATAGCTTAATTGTAGGTAAGATAGTTTGCGTTAAAGTAGAGGTCTTCCCCTCCATAGGTAAGAACATTTTCGGGGACAGGCTGGGAATTTAGAATTTCATCATCCAAGTCTTCCTCTGAGATCGTCGGTGGGTCTCGGTATTCGATTTGGGCTGAAACCTCCCAGTCGGTGAATGATTGGTAAGTCTCCTGAAAATCAGAAATAAATCTTACTTCCTGTAATGTCAGGATCTCGCCGTCTGCCATTGGAAGGCGCATTGTGAACCAGTCGTTTCCGTTGTTCAGCTTGTGTTCCCATATCCCCTTAAAATAGGAAAGCTGCGCTGTGTCCAATTCGAAAACGACACCCGTAAAAGCTACCTCTTCAGTGTATCTGGGACGTTGCCTGGCGCGTCCCGAGTCCATTCGAGAACGGGCATTAGAATACTCGTTGCTTCTCGAAAATGATCGAGAAGGCAACGGCATCAAGGTTTCTGGCCAATCAAACATTATGCTGTTCCCCTTCTACGCAATCCCGTTGCGGATTGAAAGGCAGGAAAAGTAGTTCCTCCTCCATTTATTGCCTCCTGAGTTAGTTCAGATTTGGCTAAGTTTGCCGCTTCCCTGATGATGATTTGACGATCTCCATTGGGGAGGTTGTTTTCCTCCACTGTGACAGGTTTGGAAGTGTAGGTATTGATAATGGTGTTTCCGCCCCCACCGCCTCGCCCGTTGGCTTGATTGAATAGGTTAGCTTGCTGTGATCGGTTCAGGATCATCTCGCCGCTGTTGACGTTGGCTGATACGTTGTCGCCGCTAAAGCTAGTGCCAGGAACGATCCCGCCTCTCTCATAGTTTCCAGCGCTGGCTATTCTTGTCACGTTAGCCAATCCTGTAGCAAGTGACGCCCCAGCCATTAGATACCTCGCAGTTGTTGAAGGCACTGTCTCATCTGCCAAAGCAAGAGAGAAGGCTTTGTAAGCGCTGATTGTAGCTGATGTGATGGCCAATGATTTAGCCACAGCGCTACCTCTCTTGCCGTATCCTTCAGCAAGCCCCGCCATAGAGTCAAAAAAGTTAGCAGATGCGCCTAGCGTTTCAGCGTGTTCGCTGACCGTGATAGCCTTCATCGTCTCCGCTCTGATCTCAGCGTTTCGAGTCAATAGGTCCGTGCGCTCTTGTTCTGTGATGTTCTCAGCATCTAGGATATTCTTACGCCTCTCGTCGAAATGAGCCATCTCTAGCGCTCGTTCCAACTCCCATCCCTCTTTTAAAATATCCAATCTAATCTCAACAGCTTCTTTCTCCTCGGTTACTCTTGAGGAAGCCCCACCTACGCCGCCGCCTCCATTTTTGCTTTTTTCCTCGATTGGATCAGTAGCGGCTGGAACTATAGGCTCTGGAGCTACTGGCCCTCCCAAATAAGAGGGGATAGCGGTCATGAACGATGAGAAAGAGGACGAAAGAGAAACCATTCTCTCCATCTGAGCAATCTGAAATCCTAGATTCCTCTGCTGGTCTTGTAATGCCTCAAGCCTTTCTTTCTCATGGCCTATAACCTCTCCCGTATTCAACAGCAAAGCTTGGTATGAGTCGCTATTTGCAGTGATCTCCTCCGTGATGTCGTGATGGAGTGTCTTGGCCCTTTTTAGAGCGACTTCATAATGATCGTAAGCTAGAAGCTGTCCTTGTATTTTCTCAAGCGCTTTCTGTTGGAGTTCAAGATTCTTCTTATGATTGAATGATTGATCCTCACTAGACTCAGAGATTTTCTTCTGAGTCTTCTCCATATCCTTAAGAAGCTCTAATTCATTATCAAGAAGCCCATATATTGATTGCGCGTATTCCTGTTGAATCTTCCTTCTTCCTTCTCTTTCGGCATCAATGCCTCTTCTGAGTTCAATGAACTTTTTGAATTCAGCCGTTATCTTTGTTGCTTGATCGGCTATCCAAGGGAGGTCGAGTCCTTCAGATATAAAGTCCCCCATGGCTCCAGCTGCTAGATTTAGATTGTCTTTGAGCGTAGACCATTTTCCGTTCAGAGTCTCGCTCTGGCGCTCCATAGCACCGAAAGCAATACCTCCCTCCTCCGACATTGACCTGAGAGCGGTCTGCAAGTCAGAGAAGGCAATCTTCCCCTCTGATCCAAGCTTGAATACCTCTTCTTTAGTTACTCCATATTGCTCGGCTAGAACCTTAATGATTGGGATTCCCCGCTCTGAGATCTGATTGAGTTCCTCAGCTTGGACTTTCCCTTTATTGAAAGCCTTCGTATAAATGGCGGCAAGATCCTCAATAGGAACAGCGGCAGTTGCGGCAATATCTCCTAGCGTCTGAAGCTCCTCTGTTAGTCCTTCAGTGTCTCCCTTGGCCGTGATGAGTTGCCTTGCTGCCTTTGCTACTCCTTCAAGCTGGAATGGAGTTGAAGCTGTGAAGGATGCTAGATCCTCCATGACATCTTTCGCTTCACTGGCGCTTCCAGTGATAGAAACAAAAGAGGTTTCAATCGTCTCCAGATTGGCAGAGGCAACCACCGAAGCTTTAAGCCCTTTAGTCAGCAAAGCGACAGCACCGACAACTAGACCAGCTTTAACAGCCATAGCACCAAGGTTCTTTGTCCCTGTTGCGGTAGCCTTAGCGCTAGCCCTGGCTGTCTTCTCGTATTGCTTGGTTTCCTTCTCCAGTCCGTCCGTTGCCTTGTCTGCCTTCTTAGATGAAGACGTAAGATCATCTAGTCTGTCGGTGGCCTTGCTGACCTCCTTTGACTTTACGTTGATCTCTAGGTTTGTTTTGGCCATTTAAACGGGTTTTGAGTTGGAGTGTTTTTAGTTGAAAGAGAATGTCTATTTCCCAAGGTTCTGGGGATATTTCTTTGAGGTTTGACCATGCTTGAATTTCTTGGAATGTCAGATTCTCGCTGGTATTGACCTCAAAGAACCATTCAATCAGGTATATGTAATGAGGATTGATCTGTGGCAGCTTGTAGAGCTTGCTGGGATCAATCCCTCTGTTTTTAGCGATTCCTTCAAGGGCTTCGCGTTTGGTTTGTCCTGAATCGCCGCCTGAAGGTCCGTTGAGCTGGAATAGTCTTTTCGCATAGGCTGTTATTTCTTCGGCGGCTTGTTTAAATTTGCCTCTGTGAAGTTCTTTCGAGCGCCAGCGAATACGTTTATTTGATCTCTGATTGCTGGGGCATTCTTGAGGAACTCAACAGCGCTTTCGATTGTCAGTTCTTCCTCAAATGGCCATTCCTTGATACAATGAGCGAGCAGCCAAGTGACGTTTGCTTCCTTACGCTCCTCATACTCGCCCTCATCGACATTGCCACTCTGAGCCGCTAGTTCAGCGTTTCTAGTGAGTGTCTTGTTTTGCGCTCGTCTGAAGATCTCAGAGTCAGCTCCTCGCACAATGAGAACGCAGCTAGTCTCTGATTCCCCAGGCAGTCGGATGGGCATTTCAGCACCCTCCTCAGCTGGTCCGGCAGTGAAAAAGTCGCTCATCTTCACTTCCTTGGTTTTTGGTTTGGTTTCTTTTTTCATGGTTCCTGAAAATTAATGTGGGGAGGAGGTGCGAATGAACAAAAAAACACCCCCTCCCCCTCATGTTACACCGACACAGGCGAGATTCTTTGAATCGAGATGTGAGAGCCAAGCGCATCGTCTTTGTGCGCTGAAAAGTTCACTGGAATGAAGATGTCAGGATCGTCTCCTACGTCTGCTTGTGTTCCGGTTAGAATCTTGAGATTCGGAAGGGTAACAATAATTCCGCTTCCCGTTGGATCAAGGAAGGTAAGCTCAAGGGTCAGACCCTCTTCATTGTAAAACTTTTCGAGATACTTCTCATCCTCAAGATAGGCCGTGAATGATCCGGTGAGGTTTGAATCACCAATAGAAGGATCTCCAGAATTAGGACACCCGACAGCGTATCTAGGATTGAATCCGTTGTCCAATGTCAGATTGAACTCTGAGATTTCACACAATGAGACTCCATCGATTTTTACATCTCCAGAGAACGTATCATAGAACTCCGTATCAATCGCTGGCGAGTAGCTGGTTCCTGTAGGAGCGTCCTCGGCAGGAGCTAGGCCATCTTGACCAAACAGGCCAAAGGTAGACTCTACAATGCCATTGGCTGCGGCTGTGAGGTTCCAAGTAGTGACCTCAACGCCGGAGAACAGAAGAAAAGGTTTCTTGCCCGGGTCGAAGTCGGAGAACTCACGAAGGAGCGTCATAGACTTTCGAGTATCACCAGCGAGCAAGGTGAAATCTTCGGCAACGTCTGTGTATAGAGTGACAGCGAAAACCTCGCCGTCGATTGTGGCAGAGTCCAAGCCATACAGAGGATACGTGGAGATTGCTCCCGCCTCATCATAGATCAAGACAACTTCCTGAAGTTTGGAGTCAATCCGTTCCACTGTGACAGAACCATTAGTGGTTGAGAAGATGTCGCCCACTTCAACGTCTGCATTTGGAACGGCATCGACATCAAGGGTAATCGTGTCTTTTGTGCCTGGTCCTGGGTTATTGTCTACCCATTCACCTTGCAAAGCAGATGCCAGGAAGTCGTCATAAGCTCCATAGCTTAGTTGCACAGGCAGATCACCAGACACTCCCTTAGCTCCAAGTCGAGGAGGAGCCATGAATCGGTCGCCAGTGATGCGCGTGGATTCGAGAGTATCACGAGTTAAAGCGATGGAGGTTTTGGTATCCGGTAGACGGGTGAATCTGGGATTGGTCGGCGTTGTTCCGATGGTGTCCTCCACTACATAAGAGAGAAGGTGATTGTTAGCGTTTGAACTCATGGTTTTATGTATTTTGTCGTTTTAATTGGGCGCGAAAACTCACAGTAAGTGAGCGTCTAAAGTGATTGACTACGATTCGTCCAAGGTTCATTCCTGTCTCGGTGATGATGACATAGTAGCCATCATAATCAAAGGTATTCCCTGGAGCAAAAAAGATTCTGGCCTTGTCCTCCCACGTTCTAAGGTATCCGGTCCCTGAATCAGTCCCTACGTTGAAATCGATCTGAACGAATCCCGTTTGAATGTCCTTTCCATTCTGTCCTACCGTTGCTCCGTTGGGGACATTTGGCCTATAGTAGACTGATGACCATTCTTTTTTAGATGGGGCGTTTGATTTCTTGTTCTCCCAAGCGATGGCTTTCTCGTCTGAGTAGATTGGAGCGTCCCCAGTCGTTAGGAATTCCTTCACCGCTACCATCAGCGCAACTTCAACATTTGAATCGTTCATATTGTTTTGCGGTTAAGTATATCGGTGATTCTGATGAGATTACCTCTCACCATTCCTTGGGGCGGCGTTTGTGGTGATCCACCTTCCTCGATGGCGACAGCGTAAGGAAGGTTGTTTGTCAGGAAGAAATTAAAGTCCTTTCCGAAGTTTACAGAGTCGAGTCCTTTTGACATTAGAGCGACAGTTGCGCCACCGTCTTTGTCCTTACGATCGAGTTCTCCGGTGGCAGGTGCGTTCTTTGTGAATTGCCAGTTACCTTTCAGCAATCCTCCAGAGTATCCCTTTGGCGGCTTGTTCTTCCAGTAGTCAGGCTGACCCACGGGAGTCTGGGAGATTACAGCCTCGAAAAGATTCTTGGCGCTTTCCTTGAAAAGCCCTTTTGTCTTTTTGGATACGGCCTTCTGCCAGGACTCCATTTCGCTTGTGAAAGACATCAGCTAGGAATCTCCTTTCCACTGTTGCGGCATCCTAAATGGTATGCGAGCGGCGTTCCTGCTGGGTTTACTGGTGTGATCCCGTGAACGTCCCAAGTCGATCCCTCATAGTCGAGAATGTCACCGGCAGCGGGAATGAACGTCATTCCTTTAGCAGCAATAATGAAAAGCCTAGCGTCTCCTTTGACTAGATCTTCCTTGAAATCATCATCAAAATTCAATGGCCCTTTAAAGCCTTGTTTAGCGACTCCCTCGCAAGTCGTGGAGGTTACAGTCTTCGTGGCAGTATCTCCCAAAGTTGGGTCATAGTCCCCGCTCGTCTCGCGATACAGCGTCAGAGGTTGGCCGAATTTGGTAATCAAATCCAGTGCTGTATTCTCAAAACCACTGTAGTCAAAACGTGCCATTAGACTCGAGTAATGTAGTTACCGCCTCCGGTTTTAAATTGTTCTTGGTAAAGCGGCTGAAAGTAGGAATCAGCCACGTTGAAATTCGTAGTTCCGTCTGAGGCTGAGCCGTCTGCGTAGGTGATGTCTACAGCTCCCTCAACGCGCTCTTTAATCGTAGTCCGTCCGCTTGTGTTTTGCTCTAAGGCTGTCCCGTTAGCGCTATCAATCGCGAGCTGGCAACAACCATCCTTTAGCTCTTGCGGAATCTCATCGCTTGGGAATTCAAAACCGTAAATGTAAACAGGTTCCCTTGGCCATGTTAAAGCCTGGTCAACTGAGATTCTAATTCCTTGGAACTTGTATTCAATGCTTCTGACGTAGTTAGCGCTCTTGCGGCAATGAGGCTCCAAGTCAGCGTCATCGACTGGGAGACCAGTAAAGGCCAGGGCATCAGCGAACGCCCTGACCTCCGCGACTGTTACGAACGAGTCAGCCCCAGCAGGAAGGGAACCATCTTCAATGATCAGGGCCATAGCGGTTGTTTACTTGTCGGTTGGTTCCTCTTTGAGAACTTCGGCGCGGTAGATTGCTACCAGCTTTTTCTCTTTGGCGAGGTGGTGAAATTTAACACCCTTTGCCTTCATTGCTGCCTTGATTCCTTCGATGTTATCAGGGCTTCCTTCAGGCAATCCTAGAGAGTTGGTCTCAGTCTCTTTCTTTTTGGTAGCTTTCGGCTGACCATCGAGAGCGTAAGGCTTTGAAGCTGTCTTATTGTATTCTGATACGGCATCAGAAATTGACATTCCTTTTGCGCATTTGTTCAAAATTGCGAGCGGTAGTGACATGATGTAAAAAAGAGACCCACCCCAGCACAGGGGCCAAGGTGGGTCCGTTGTGGTATGGTTAGTTAGTTTCGAGGAAGGCGAGCGCGATGTTCTTACGCGGAATGACACGCTGCCAAGTGGTAGCAGTGGCAAGTTCGGCATAAGTTCCGCCGCCTGGATCGGCCCAAGCTCCACCTTGGCACTGGAAGCCGTAAGGATGGTAGATTGAGTGATTGCGGGAAACGAGCGTTTCCATTCCTGCGCCGTTACCAGCAAGAGGAGTGCTGTCGAGTTCGGAAGGAATGACAGGCATTACAGGAGCGTAACCAAATGCACCATTTCCAAAGAGAATAGAGGTGTATTTTGGCGAGTTTGTTCCTGCTGTGACTGGCAAGCTATCGTCTACGATGACACGGTAGCCAAGATAGGTTTGGTATCGAACTGCACCAGATTGTGGGTCGAAGTTATCGACAAGCAAACCAAGCTTCTGTAAATCAGCATGAGGCTTTGAGTGCATAGCGATGGCAACGATATTGGTCTTGTGATCGCCTAGGGTTTGAACGGCATCGACTACAGCGCTTCCGCTGATCTTGTTAGCATCGAGAGGAGTTACGATGTCATCATAAACAGTCTCGACCATATCACTGCCATCGTTTGCCACGTTGTCAGCAAGGACACCAGCAGCAGAGTTAATGACAAGTGATTGTTCATGAGTTGCCCAGTAATGCGCGACACGGTTAGTGATTGCGCCAAGTGGGTCTTCCAGAGCCAAATCACGAGCAAGGTTCATGGTGTTCCATGCGTTGTTTGCTGCGTTCAAGCGGTAAACCTGAGTAGCTTTAGCAATCTTATCAGGGACGGCTACGTCACTAGGATCGTCTGTCCCAATATTTGGCTCACTGGTAGTGATACCGTTAAATTGTGGCATTTCTCCAATATTACCACCTTGGGCGGCTTGATTTCGGATGAGACCGTCTAGGACTGATACGCCAGCGGCGTTGAACGCGTTAAGCTCAGTTTGCATCAACTGAACTCTACGGCTGAAGGTGAGCGGATTGTAGATGTCCGCAATTTGTGTATTTGCCATTGTTTTTGGTTTTTAGGTTGTGATCTTTTTTACCACCTAAAACCCGATCGGCTTAACTAGACTCAAGGGCGGCGGCGTATGCTGAGGGATCGCTATTCGCAAAAGTAGCTTCCTCGGTTGCTGTCATTTCTGATAGCTTCTTTGTTGAGGCACCGCCTCCGGTTTGACCTACAGCACCGCTGCCTGATCCTTTTCCGCCTTTAAGAAAGGGTTTTACGTTCGGATCGTCAAGAACTTTTTTCGTGAATTCCTCCAAGCTGTCCGCGGTAGGGGCGCGATTGGCATCTAAAAAGGTTGTTCTGACCTCCCCATCAACGACCTCCATTCTGGTCTTATCCTTGATATATAGCCGCATCATTTCGGGAGATGTTGACTTGTCAGCGAAGCCCGAAAGGAGGTTTGTCTCTGCTGCTGTGATAAGAGCGCTTTCTTTCTCAACTCTGAACGCTTCAATTTGAGCTTCCTTTTCTGCCAGCTTCTCATTCCAGCTTTTTTCCAGAGCCTTCAGGTCTCCGTTTTCCTTGGCTTCCTTCAGTGCTTGGGCTTTGGCTTTCTCAATCTCTTCCGCTTGAGCCGCCTCAAATGTGGCTAGCTTGGCCTCAGCCGCTTGCCTTGCCTCTTTTTCGTGGGTCTTGGCGTTCTTGAGCGCTGTAACGTCCTCAACTTTGAGAGTGTATTTGTCCCCCTCAGCCTCAAAAGATGGCTTCAGGCTTTCTGGTAGAGCGTCAAACTCTTCTTTGCTTATCGTGGTCATGGTTCCTTATCGTTTATGGTTTTACCCCAGCTCGTTTAAAGGCTGCTGGGTTTGCCTCCTCCATTTCCGCTAGTGTTAGCGGTTGGAAATTCTTATCGAGCGACAGATTAGCAAATTGCTCAGATGACAATCCACCGTTGCGCAAGAGTTTACCTCTCGTCGGTCCTATCGCGAAATCTTGGAATGATGCCGGTTGCGTCTTGAGCCAACTATAATAGGTCAACTGTCCGTCTACCTGTCCTGGCTTTGTCCCCACCGCTGCCCTTGTCCGGCCTTCCTGAAGGAACTCATATTCTGGGGCTGTTTGAGGAACTGTGGTGGATCTGCATCGAACGTGAATTGGCGGGAGTGGTCCCTTGCCATACTCAAAAGGCTCCTTACCCACACCATGAGTCTCGTCTAGTCCTCGGCATTGTTGAGTTGTTCTTCTGTCGAGAGTTGCGACCCAATAGTAGCCCAAACCTAGCGCGTCATCACTCTGCCAAGTCGCTTGTCTCGCAACCGTGTTGATATGCTGGGTTGCGGTATGCGTAACGGCTGAGGCATTGCGCTCAGTGATTGCTACTTGCCCGTCTTTGTAGTTGTTCTTCTTTGTCCCCACCAACTCCCTGACCATATCTTGGTTGCTCGTTCCTTGCGCGTATCCGGTTCGGATAACTTTATTCATTCTCGCTACGTCTTGCGGTGGAAACTGAGCAATAAAAGGCTCTAGCATCTGACCAACGGCCTGAATTGGTTGCCGTAGGGCTTCCTTGTAGATCTTGTTTGCAGATGGAGCGACAACGGACAAGGCAGCCAGATCTCCGGTGTCGAGTGTGGCTAGTTGGCTTACTTCAAGCTTTGCAGACATAGCCCCAACGTCTTTCAGGGACTTCTCAAAATCGTCCACGTAAGCCGCTGTGATCTTGGTTTGCTCTTTTGATAGCTTGACTAACAAGGCATTCAACTCACCCAAGGAAAGCTCGTCTAGGGTGTCTACATCGATCCTTGAAAAGATCTCTCTAATCTTGGCTCTGAGCGTTCTAGCTACTCCTTTAAACTCACGATCAAAGCCGCTCTTGATTCGTTCAAGAGCTACCTGTTGACGTGTCGCCAAGTCTGCTAGGGAGTCTGCCATTATTCCTGATTAGAGAATGATGCCGTAGCCTTGGCGAAGTCGTTCTCTTGTTTCTCCTCGTGCGCTTCCTTGACCTCCTCGTCGTCTTGGTAAGCAATGCCAGCCTCTTTGAACTTCTTACGCATCTCAGTGTAGCTGATTGCTCCTGATATCCAGCTATTGACTAGGGCTTGCTGTTCCTCCGGTGTCATTCCGATCACAGCAAAGTCAGTATTGATCTGATAGGTTGCCCCGTCTGGGTATTCCTCGTTTTCGTTATCGATTCCAGCAAACCGAGCCACAAATCCCAAAGCTCTATTGTAAGCCGCTGACACGTTGTTACAGTTGGAAGCTAAAACGCTGGTCCTGGCAGCTTCATCAGAGTTCACCTCTGTCGCTGTTTTGGTGCCTTCAGACTCCTCGACCAGCTTGGCTCCTAGCCTCTGCATCTGGTTTTCAGTCTCTCTGATAGCCTCGCCTAGCGCGGTGATCTCCTTTGGCTCGACAAGGCTAGCGCTTGCTCCTTCTGGTAGCGGGATGTATGCAGAACTTCCAAGGCTTAACCCGTTAGCGAAATGGTTCTTGATCCAGTTGTCATTCAGCCCAGAGACAGCTAGAGTTGGCTGGAGCAAATGGAGCGCCTGCTTCTCGTCTGCGCTAAGCCGGTAGTGAGTGAGGTTAAGATTTGCGATGTCAGCGAGTTGCGGGTATTCCACCATTGGCTCGTTGGCATGAGCGCCCACGAAGATAAAAGGAATTTCGTTGAATGGTTGCCCTTGTGAGTCTGTAGGGATAACTGTTTCAATGGGGGCTTTCTCGCCCTCAGTCTCTCGCCATATCGAGACATGGTAAACGCCATCGATCAGCCTAAGCTCTCGCCATTGCTTGGCGTATTCCTTCTCATAGCCATCGTCAGACTCAACGTAATCTTCTTCGATAACCACAAGCGAAAGCATGGTCTTTGCTCCTACCGTGATTGTGTCCCAGTTGATGATCTGGAAAGGATCGTAGCAAATGATTTTAGCCCCCACAAAGCCAGCCTCCTCGTCTGCTTTGGTTGCCTCGCCGTCTGTAACCGAATAGTCGACGAAAACACCAGCTCGGGAATACGCGACAACGTGGTTCAACGTGCATTTCGCTTGCTGCTCAGCTGTGACTCCAGATCCGTCTACGTTCTGAATCAGTGAATCCATCTCATCCGGTCCCGTGAACGTGGGAGGGGTAGAGAATGCTCTCCCTACTAGGTTCCTCTGAGTCTCGCGAGTAGCGGCAAAATAGTTGGATCGCATTAGATACGCATTGTATCTAGCCGTGTTACTCGCTGACAGATCGGTAGGATTCGGCTTGGGAAGGTATTTCTCCCGTTGAGCTTTTATCGCGTATTCCCCGCCTAAGTTGGATCGAATATCGAGCCATTTATTCAAATTAGCGTCGTATTCTGGGTGGTGTGAGTCGATTGGCATCAGTAGGGCATGTTTACGGTTAAAGGCTTGTTCCAGTGTTCGGCGGTAGCTGTCAAGCGGTAGCGGGTCTGGTCGTAATTGTGATCAATGGCGTTCGTGTCAACGTCATCAGGGTTCTTCTCGTCTCGTGGAATGTGTGGGAGAATCGTGATTGCTGCGGGGCATGATCTGAAAAAGAAAACTCCTGGCCCTTCTCCTGAAACCGAGTTACGCAAGAACGTCCTGACAACCTCCAGACCATTGGCACGGGAGTCCTTGCCTTTCTTGCATTTCGTCCACTCGATACCGGCATCCTCCATGATGGAAGCTGTTGAGCGTTGCGCTTTATCGTTGACGGAGTAAATAGCATAATCCACCGGCCCAGGTTCGGGCAAGTCCTTGATACGGCCATTTTTCACTAATTCTAGCTCTCTGTCAATGATTCCCTCTGCTACCTCATCAGCGCCAAGCCTAAGCCCTTCATTCTCGTCGAGTGATTCCGCGCCATACCATTCAGCGATATTGATTAAAGAGCCTCTAGGGGGGCACCAAACCTCACCATTGGCTAGGGTGACTTCCTCCCCGTTAGCTTCTGCCCACCAACCAACAGAAAACGGGGCTGAGCTTCCCCAGTCCATAGCCCTATCAACTCTCCAATGTGAGGGAATATCAAATGGCTCGATAACGTGTATCCTGTCCTCCCATAGATCAGATAGCGCCCCGCCTGATACAACTGACCAATCCCCAGCAAGCCAAGCCTTACGCCTGTTTGGATCTGAGATACCATTCAGCCACGCGACATACTTAGCATCCAAGTAAATGTTCTCTTTGTAGCTCCCGAAGATCCGAACGCTTGACCTAGTGACATCCTCTTCTTCTCCCGTTCGAGGGTTAAATACTTTGGAAGTCTCGATGACTGGAACTCCAGCGGGAGAACGATCTACAAACCTACGCTTTACCCATGAGTGACCAGGCCCGAGCGGGTTAGTGGTCGAGAATGTCACCAGCGGAATATCTGGGAGGACTCGGCTTTGAATTTCGGGATGATTCTTTCTCCATCCTGGATCTGATTCGATGATTGCCTTGTCCTGCTTCGTGAGCTTGCCGGAATGCTTCTCTGGAATGAAGCCAGATCGATTACAGGATTGAATCAGATCATAGAGCTGGGCTGTTGGGTAGCTGGTAAGCTCGTTGAAAAAAATTCCAGAGAATTCTTGCCCGTGGTATTTGCGGTAGTCTTGGAGCGTTTTCAGGTTCCTGAATAATAGCTGCTCCCCGTCTGGGAAGATCCACTTGAGGCTACCTGCAGAGGCTAGGAACCTGGCTCTAGGGAAGACCTTTGGAATGATGTCCTCTGATTTCTTGATAATGTCATCAAGGTTCCCGTATTCCCGGTCAAAAATGACCCCTTTCCAGTGCGCGCCATAGCCAAGGCCACACCTCCCGACAAAGTAGGCTATTTGGGTCTCTGTCTTGGAAGCTCCCCGTGTCCCGTCGAATAAGATCTCGTCACAAGGACAAGACAGCGCTCTAGCTTGGGAGGACATCGCGCCTTTGTATGGCGGAAGTGGTTCCCAAGCTATGTTGGGCGGTTTTTTCTTAGCCTTTAACATGCTTGGAATCAGTGTAGTTGAAAATAAATGAATAAAAAGAGCAAAAACACCTTGCGCCTACACTAGGATTGTGTAGAGTGTCCATGTCGGAGGCAATGAAGCACCGGCCAAACCAATCAAAAAAATGACAAGCAACGAAATCAAAGCAATCCAAGACGAAGAGCAAAAACAGATCGAAATAAGCGATTTGGCTGACAAATTCCTAGATGAAGCAATGGCAAAAGGAGACCCCTTCTCAGAAGGATTGACAAACTGGGCAATTAACAAGGCAATGCAAACATTGGGATCATAACACCCCACACGCGCCGCCCGTCGCTCACGGGCAACCTTTAACAAAAAAAGACAATGACTCTCACACACCGTCGTCACACTCCAGATCTTAATAACCAACACGTGATGCTGTTTTGCGACTCCGACAACAATGACCACTACGGAGATCACGTCTGGACTCTCAGAACCAATCTACCTGATGTCGATGATCGTGCAATTGAGTTTTGCTCCGAATTTTTCGGAGTTGATCTTAACGAGGCCAGCAACCTACTCAATCCCACTGATATAGTAGATTCCGCTGGTGCATGGGATGACCCGCAGTTTGTGAGTGAGCTTTGGCATTTCTGCGGAGAGCCTATTGGTTTCCGCACGCCAGACGGAGCTGTTGTCCTTGATCGTGAGAGCGTCAAAATCACAAAATCCAATTAAACCATGAAAATCACCTGCAACAATCCCGCCAGCTCCCACGGCGTCCCTGTCATCCTTGACGATGACGGGGAGGTCATGAGATACGGCTCAGGCTTAACCGCTGTTTTAAGCCGCCTGAATTGGACTAGAAAAGACTTTGCCGCGCATTGTGGATACAAAGGGCCAAGGTCAGTAGAGAAGTTCTGGCAAGGAACAGACCCACCACCGGCAACCCTGAATATGTTAGGGGTTGAGATTGATAGGCTAGCCTAAAACCAGACAAGACAAAGCCCCGTTCCTTAGTTGGATCGGGGCTTTTTGGTATTAGTGGTCAATCCTCTTCATCTTCCAATATTCTAGCGTATTCAGTGAGCGCTCTCTCTTTTGTGTCCATCAACACACCCTTGATGGTCCTGAATTGAAGCTGATCCAAATCGAGTTTTATGTATCTGTGCACTTTTCGATGATCATTAATATTCATTTTGATGATGTCAGCGTGATGATCTTCACGATATGACCAATGATGAAGCTCGAACTTTGATGAGTCAATATCTCGTGCCAGCTTCTTTACCCTTGCACGCGCCTTGCTCTGAATCCTACCTAATGGTGTTTGGAGGTATATTTCTTGCTTCATCCTGACTCTCTCTCTCTCCTTTTTCACCCATTCAGGGTCTAGCTTTTTTCTCTCTAATTGCATTGCTGAGTCATACCTTGCGCAAGACTTGCACTTGCCCAATAAGCCATCCTTCATTTCTGAGTGTTTGTAGAATTCACTCCTAGGCTTCATTTCGCTGCACTTAAAACAGGTTTTCAATTCATCCATGCAGTGATACTACATCACATAATCAGGTTTAAAATGTTTTTATTTTAGAACGGGACATCGCCGTCATCATCAGTAACGATCTCAGGTTGGCTCTGTCGCGTTGGCTGGTCTGGTTGCTGAGCTTGAGCCTGTTCTTGCCTTGGCGGCTGCTGTTCCTTCTGCTCGATGCGCCAGGCTACTAGGTTGACGTAATACTTCCCGTTGTATTCGTTGCCTCGGACATTGAAATGAACGGTGATTTCATCTCCTAACTGGATTCCGTCTAGGACCGTCACATTGTCCTTGATCAGCTCCAGCTTTATGTCTTGCGGATACTTCCCGTCTGGGATCGTGACCACAAATTCCCTTTTCTGGAAACCAGACGCGAAGGTCTGGGTATTCTCGATGACCTTAACTTGGCCGGTTATTTCGTATTTGTTGCTCATTTGTTTTTTGTTTTTCGTTAAATTTCGAACATGTCGAAGCACCCGACCCCTAGCGGGGCGGGTGTTCTTGGCTGTTCCCGGACCCGCTCCGCTCACGGCGTTTCCCCCGGTCTATTAGTGATTCGGGTCCGCCGGGATAAATCATCGATTTTAGCTTTTCGGTAAGTGTCCGGTCTTTCTCAATTAGACCTCCTCCACTCCTCCCCGCTTCGCGGGTCCGGGAACAAGACGCTGGTAATGACCCTGTGGGGCACAGATGACGGTTGCAGACCGGACATGGGCCAGCTTCTTTTATGGCCACGGTTAGGCCGCACTCACATTTAATTTCGGTTTTTGTCATCTTCTCCATTCGTTCATTCTTCACTCATTACGTCCCCTCCGGGCACCACAGCTCGCGCGTTCTAAACATCAACGGCATCATCCATTAGCCGTTTCTGATCTTCTCCGGCCTGGTTCCCGTTCCATTCCTCGATTGAGCCAGCCATAGGCATCACAAGGACTCCTCCAGAGTTCAAGTTCACGTCTACGGTCTCTTTCTGGTAAAGCCCTTGGATTTTGCACAATTGAGTAGCTAGAGCTGAGAAGCCTGTTCTGTCCTCATCTGCCAAAGCAGACTTCATCATTGTCGTGAGGTCTTTCTGTAGTTCTTTTGATGTGTAGATAGCGTCTCCCTTAGCTTCCTCCCTCATTTCGTCTATGTATTCCTTAACCTTGACGTGTCTTGATAGCCTACTGGCTGCCTCATCTGCTGATTTCCCCTCAGCTGAGTATCCTGCTTTTCTGTATGCTTGGCTTGCCGCTAATCCCTGAACAAGCAATTCAGCGAAAGCGGCTTGGCGTTGGTTTAGTCCTTTTGGCATTTGTTTTGTAATTGGTTAAAGTTAGACGGTTTTAATTGGAGTGAAAGCACAATTTGAACAGGTCGAAGCAAGAAACCCTTTAGGGTTCTTGTTCTTGGCTGTTAGCGGGAGAATCAGAGCTCGGCGCCGGTAAGGATTTCCCATGCGCCAGCAGCCACAACCGGAATCTGTCCGTTGCCAATGGCTCGATTCCGGTCCATCCCGTTACCCAGTCCATCAGCCATTCTTGGAATTGGGGGCATGGTTGCCCGCCAGCCAGTTGCCACAGGCTTACGCCATAGCGTTGCCCTTTCGCGGATACGCTGCTCCCAGTATCGTCCAGCGTTCTCTTCGATGGGTTCGTCAGAGGAGTGGGCAGCAATCCACATTCTCTTTCTCCGGTGAAGCAATCCGGCATCGTCACCTCCGAGCACTCCCCATGCAGCATCATACCCCATCGCGGCCAGGTCTCCGAGAACGTGTCCAAGTCCGCGAGAAGCGAGGTTTGGGGAGTTTTCCACAAAGACAAATCGTGGTCCCACCTCGCTAATGATCCGTGCCATCTCCCGCCAGAGACCGGAGTGTTCGCCGTCTGTCCCTTCTCCTTTTTGGTTAGCACAGGAGATGTCGGTGCAAGGGAATCCACCGCAGACGACATCTGCGATTCCTTTCCACGGGTTGCCGTCGAAGGTGGTGACATCGTCCCAAATAGGGAACCACGGGAGTATCCCGTCCCGTTGCCGTTGGAGCAGGACTCGTCTTGCGTATGGTTCAAGTTCGACAGCGCAGCAGGGGCGATGTCCGCAAAGGATGCCGCCGAGGATTCCTCCCCCGCAGCCAGCAAATAGGTGTAGCTCATTCATTTATTTTGGTTTGTGTGTTCATAGTAATCGTAAATCGTAAGACGCTAACAAGCCGAAGCAGGCGACGCTAAGAGCGCGCCTGTTCTGGGGCGTTCTCAATCCACATAAAAACCTTATCATCGAATTCAGACATCCAAATGATCTTCACTTTGGTCCTTGTTGGTATTGCTCTTGATACGATCTCCACGGCCTGAGGTTGTCTGTCGAAAAGGTGTTTCATGCTGTTGTATCCGAAAGTTGGCTTATTGGTCTTTAACGAATTGGCCATTTTGCATTTTGCCGGTGCGCTTTTCGATCTTGTCCAGGGCCATAGTAAGGCATTCGTCATAGCTGGAGCCGATAAGGTTTGCGAGAATTATGGCAGTGACGATCACGTCTCCTAGCTCGTTTTTTGATCGTTCATTTGCTTCAAAGTCCTCTGAATAGAGTTCTTCCTCCAGCTCCTCGACTTCCTCTCGCATTTTCGAGAACTGTGCTAGTGGGAAGCCATTTTCTAGGATTCCCTTTTCGTCTGCCCATTTAAGGACTCTTTGGTTTAGTGTCATTTTTTATTTTTGTTTGGTGATGTCTGAATCCTTGTTTGTTTTTGGTCTTTCGTCAAACTTCTTTTCAGTTGTTTTCACTTTTACGGTCTTGGTGCGCATCTATTAATTCACTCGTTCCTGAGAAAAACTCCCTTAACTCCTCGTCTGTAGCCTCTTCGCTGTCGTCTTGGTAAGCCCAGATGATGTGATTAGGTATATTGCTGCTGTCATTGTTGTTTTTTAGTCTCGAATCTTTGATATTCCCCGTTCATCTCAAGAGGTAGAGTCACAAATCTTTTTCCGTTACGGTTTTTGGCTACGAATATCCCATCCTCCTTTATCTCAAGGACTACGTTCGCATCATGTCCGATACCACGGGATTCTCTTAGCTTCCCATCATCGTTCAGCTGTGATGGCGTAATCACTGGGCATGAGCATTTCTTGGCCAGTTGCTTGAATTGCTTGGATATTTTAGAAATCTCCTGCTCCCTTGACTGTCCCTTTCTTTCCCTTCCTTCGGCTAATTGGATATAATCAATGGCGATCATATCGACAGGCTCTAGTTCGTTGACTCTTTCGCTTTGCGCTACGATCCAGTCTGATGTCATTCCGCTTTTGTCTGAAATTTTCAGATTTTTATCGGCTATGTAATTCACCCCATTACGTATTTTGACTAGGGTTTTCTTGATTACTTTTTCGCCTCCACTATTTGGATTTGTGAGATCTCCCATTGAGATCCTTCCAAGATTGGATACCATTCTGCAAATCACCTCTGAGGCTGTCATTTCCAGTGAGAATAGAAGGACATGCTTATCATTCCTGACAGCATTAGCGGCCATCTGCAAAGTGAGGACAGACTTTCCTCCTGATGTTGGGCCACAAATAACCCAAAACTCCCCTTTTCTTGGGCCTCCGGTGATGTTGTCTATTTGGGGTATTCCTGTTTCTATTCCTGGCGATTCGTTGCTCATTGCGAGTTCCTCAAACTCTGCCATGAACAACCTTGAAGCCTCTTTTGCTTTGATCACGTCAGAATCACCAGATAGAACTCCTGTAAGCTCCTCTCCTGCGCTTTTGAGTTCACTTGTGAGGTCTGACGCCTCTTGGCCGTCCCTAGCGTTAGAATCGATCTGAGAGCATTTAAGGCTTATTTGCCTCAAGACGTGGAATTTCTTAACTTCAGAGCATATTTTCTCAAATGACCTTCCGGCTCGATACTCCGAGGCAATATCCATGATTGTGATTTGTCCGCCGATTGCCTCAAGTCGATTCCCCTTCTTCAGTTCTGAAATCAATTCGATATCGTCGTATTTCTCAGATCCATCGCAAAGGCTGGAGATTGCCACGAATAGAATTTTACAGGCTGTCGAAGTGAACATTTCTGAGGAAACTCCTTGGCCGTGCGCTATCGTCGTCAGGGTTTTTCCTTTGTGGATCAAGGCAGCGATGAGAGCTTTCTCGGCTTCCTTGTTAGCTATTGGAGTTGGATTCATAGGCAGGTTGTAGCGTTTGAATTATTTTTTGAGTCATCTGGAACGCTTTCCCATTTCTCGTTTTTGAACCAGAGATGGAGAGATGGAGCAAATTGGCCTCCTTCCTTCTGCCAGTCGTGGCATTTGGTCCAAGCTTCGAATGCTGAAATGACATCCTCTTCGTTTGGTTTGTCCTTGGTGGCATTCCAAGCTGCCAAGACTTGTTTTTTTGAAGATCGTCTTCGGGATGGTTCAGGTGCCATCTTCCAAATTTCAGAAAGGAAACAAGCGTCCCATTTTTGGGACAAAGATTCCCCTTCCCTCCTCTCCTCTCCTCTCCCCTCCTCTCCGTTGGCGGACGATGGGAGATCAGTGGGAGACGATGGGAGATCGTTGGGAGACGATGGGAGATCGTTGGGAGATTCCTTATTTATCAAGGGTTCCAGCCGCTCTATCCAATTCACTTCACAAAGAAGTGAGATTGCGTCATCGATTTGCTTGGAATTAACCCTGATTAGGTCTGAAAGGTCTTCCAAGTCCAATAATGACCCATCAGAATTACGAGTTTCCCCAACCTTTCTAGCGTCAACTCCAAGCCCTCCCATTAGCTGGCATAAGGCTTGGAACACACCAAAGGCAGCTAGACCTTTAGACCCTGACTTCATCAACTTTCGATAGCCTTTCGAGTCATTACCGACGACAGAGCTAAAGTGTCGTATCGTAACTAGTTTACGGGAGCCAGCATTCTCGAATTGCTCCCACCATTTATTTATTCTGATCATCTTAAATTAAAAAACCTCACATCGATATCCTAAAAATGTCTAGCGGGACGGCGGATATTGATGTGAGGAATTAAAAATTCTTCGATGTATAACCGTCCCGCTAAGGTGGTATGGCGCTATTAAAGCGCCTTAATGAGGCTTGTCAATGGGTTTTAGCCCTCTCGATAATCTCTTTCGCCGTCATACCATCGAATTCCAAGCGCATCATTGCGGATACCGTCTCGACCTTCTTCTCTGGCGGCATTGCTCCCAGAATGGCCGCGTTAACGGGTGTGGTGATGTGTGACGACACGGCCAGGTCGAAGAGCTTGTTTTCGTCCTGGCTTAGTCCTTTCTTGACCTCAACCAGAGACTCCATGAATGCTTCATCGCTGGAGCCGTCTATTGTGGGGTCATTGATGAAGTCGCTTCTGACTGGTTTAATGTAATACATAAAGAGAGCTGCTAGGGCTATAATACAGAGTGCTTTCATCGTTCTTGTCCGGTCGTTGTCCGGTCATTGTCCGGACTTTCTGGTAGTGGCATCCAGTGGGTAGGTTCGATCCAGTCACACAATGAGTTCACCCACGTCTCACTAGATTCATCATAATATGAGACCTCCATCACATCGCTGATCACCAAAATAAACCCTCCTTTCGGGGCTGTCTCAATCGGCTGCCATGTCCCGTATTTAGGAACTGACAACCTGGCAACCTCCTCCAGCGCTTTCGTCAACTGGTCTTGCAAGCTGTCAGCTTGGCGCTTGTAGGCCTCTGCTTTGATATCAGCCCCTCTCATGGCCATTTGTGTTTCGTTCATAGTTCTTCTTGTGTTGGTTCTGTGAATTCATGCTCTCGATCTGCTTTATAGTCGCACTCCCGGCAGTTGTATTCATCGTTGCCGTGGAGGCATTTGTTTTCGTCTTCGTTCATATCAAGCTGCTGTTCTGGGTTTTAAGATGTTGTTAAGGCTCTCTTTTGGAAAATAGACAAAGCTTTTAACTTTGCCGATCCCAACCTTATCGGCATGGATTATGCCCATGTTTCTGAATTTAAGGAGCGAGGCGTAAAGAAAGCACTTGTTCAATTTGGTGCCATTAACCAAGGCTTGGATGCTGATTCCTGGCTCGCTCGCGACTTTGAGAAGTATTAAAAGCTGGCTTGGTCTGGTAACCCCAAGCGCTCTGATACTTAAGAACATCACAAGGGAAGCCCTCTGCGGTGATATCGTGTCGAATCTTTCGATAGTCCCGATTAGATCGTTCCCCAGCTTGGTCATGTAGTATCGACACTTCCGAACCGTTCCGAGCTGTGGCCGCTCGCTCTTGATGTAGCCTTTCTTGCGTAAACCTCCTAGAATGGCCTGTGTTGCGTCTTTGTCTGTTCTTAGGAGGTTCTGCACGTTCTCAAACTCAACGCCCCTACGTTGAAACACAATCAACAGAGCGCACATTGCGCTTATTGAATTGATATTCCCTTCCTTCATTCTCTCAAATAGGCTGATTGCCTGTTTTATTTCGTTGTTCATTTTTTTTATAACCAGCTTGGAAGGCTGGCTTTCTTGGTTGGATTGTAATCAATTTTAACAGATCGGCCTTCGTGTTTCTTGAAAACTGCGAGCTTCATATAGCTTTTCATCGATTCGTGATCTGTTGATTTCCTCTCGATGGATCGCCAAACTGGAAGCTCTGAATCGGCCAAGACTACTAGAACAGAAACCTCTTTATTTTGGCCAAATCTCCACGATCTGCGGACTGCTTGGTAGAATTTCTCGTAGGAGTATGAGATTGAAGCGAAAGCGATGTTTCTGCAGTGTTGCCAGTTCATTCCAAATCCACAAATTTTAGGCTTGGAAATGATCACTCTCGCTTCCCCTTCACTGAATGATAAGAGGTTTTTCTCTTTCGACTCCACCGAATCAGAGCCTTTAACCTCCACGGCATCCGGTATGAGCTTCTTAAGCATTGCGCTTTCGTCATTTGATTCACACCAAACAATCCAAGGCTGATCTGAGCTATTGACTTGATCTGCTACAAGTTGACAACGCTGATCAATCGTTTTCCTCTTCTCACCGTGGAGAGATGTCGCGGATATGTCTGGAAGGTCGAAAAGCATCCCGTCTGCCATCTGCAAAGGAGCC